AAGTCCCTCAGGACGAAGTAGACGCTGCCGTGAGCAGCATGGGAAAAATGATATGAAACTCTTTGGATTAGAAATAACGCGAGCCGAAAAACGCGGAACCCCGGTCGATAGCCTCCTGACTGCGGGGATGACGGGCAACACCAAACAGGTAAACGAGGACACCGCTCTGGCTTTGTCAGCCGTGTGGGCGTGTGTCGATCTGATTAGCGCGACGATCGCCGGGCTCCCGAGGTCTATCCGCCAGCGGACCACGCAAGGATCAGAAAAGGCGGACCAGCACCCGGCGCACATCCTTTTGACCCAGTCGCCGAACGAGTATCAAGACGCCCTGACATGGACGCGGCTCGCCGTGCTAGACATGATATATTCCAACGGGAACCACTATTCGCTGATTGAGCGAAATGGCAACGGCGACCCGGTGGCACTTTTGCCGATTCACGGGCTGGAACCACGGATGGCGGAAAACCAAATAGTCTACGTCTTGGAACAAAACGACGGGCCGGACTTGGTCTTTGGCAAAAATGAAGTCTTTCATGTGATGGGCCTATCCTTGAATGGATACGAGGGAGTCAGCCCGTTGACGGCCCAAAAGGAAACGATTCAGTTAGGATTGGCGGCTCAGCAGTACGGGCGCGAGTTTTACGAAAAGGACGCGACGCCGAGAGGGTTGCTAACATACGACGGAACCCTAAAGCCAGAAGTGGCGAAGAAGGTCCGGGCAAGCTGGAACAGCCTCTATGGCATGGGCGGCAAGCGGACAGCAGTCTTAGACGGCGGCTGGAAGTTCAACCCGCTAAGTATCGCCCCGAGCGATGCGCAGTACCTCGACACGCGCACATTCCAAAAGAATGAGATTGCTTCCATTTTTAGGGTTCCTCCGCACATGATCGGCGAGATGGGCCGGGCAACTTGGAACAACGTGGAACTCATGGGGATTGAGTTTGTGACTTACTGCCTGATGCCAATCATCCGGGCGTTTGAATCAGAAGTGGACAATAAGCTGATCAAGCCAAGCGAGCGCGAAACAACCTACTGCAAATGGAACGCGAATGGATTGATGCGAGGCGATAGCGCAGCACGGGCGCAATTCTACCGCACGATGAGAGAAATACAGGTACTTTCGGCGAACGATGTCCGGGAGCTTGAAGATTTAAACAAAATAGAGGGCGGCGACCTTTACGCAAATCCTCTGCAAAATCAAACAAACAATGGAGAAGGAAACTAGATTCATTCCCGGAACGGTCGTCGAGGAACGAGCGGAAAGCGGGGAAACTTTTATCAGCGGTGCCGGGGTAGTCTTTGACGCTTGGTCTGCTGATCTTGGCGGATTCAAAGAACGAATATTGCCAACGGCATTTGACGGTGTAGACACGTCCGACGTGTTTATCACTTTTAACCACAATTTTGACAACGTGCTAGCCCGGACCAAAAACGGTTCAGCTACTCTGGACACTAGCCCAGCGGGGATTCAATACCGCTACAAAACCCCAGAGACTAGCACGGGGAAAGATGTCCAGCAGCTCATTTCAGATGGGATTGTCGAGGGGTCGAGCTTTATGTTTACCGTCGCCCCAGACGGCGACAAGTGGGAAAAGATGGATGACGGCACCTATGAGCGAACTATCACCCAGATCGGTCGGCTTTTCGAAATGGGCCCGGTGACGGTCCCGGCCTATCCTGACACCACGGCAACGCTGGCAAGGGGCATGGATAGCATCGAGGTGGTCGATAATCGCGCCGCGTTCGAATTGGCCAAAAGCAAGCACAGGCATTTACAAACAAAGTTACAAGGGTGAACCCCTTTTACTGGTTTATTTTGCAAATAATAATTTAAGAATAAAATGATTACCCAAGAATTGAAAGACAGCCGCACCGCCCTAGATGCGGAGATCGTCGAACTTCGGGAGGGTGTAGCTGGTGACAATCCAACAACGGATGAACTCGCCGCTATCAATTCCAAGCTTGATGAATTAGAGCAGTTAAACGAGCGCATCGCCACCGCCGAGCGGATGGAGAAAGCCGAAGCCGAGCGCATTGCACGGATGGCCGCGCCTAGCGTACAAACCGGCCTGAATAAGGACGAGCGAAAAGCTGCCGAGAAATTTAACCTATTTGCAGCCGTTAAGGATTTGGCCGAGGGCCGACAACTGACCGGAGTTGCTGCTGAAATGAACCAAGAGGCTCGCAACGAGTTTCGAGGGTACGCCAGCAACACGATCAACGTCCCAAGCCGATTCATCGAAAAACGAACAGACATCGACCAAGCCACTTCGGCTATCGCTGGAACTGCCGTCGCTCCATACGTTGACGCGCTGCGTGAAAATAGCATTTACAGCCAAGTAGGAATTAACATGGTAACCGGGCTGACCGGAGACTACAAAATCCCCGTAGTGGGCAAGCACTCGCTCGCTTGGGCTTCTGCTGAGAACTCTTCGGCTACTGACGTCGGAGCCAACTTCGGCAAGGATACTTTGACTCCTTACCGCTTGACTGGATACGTTAACATCAGCAACGAGCTGGCGATTCAGAACGCCGGGGCACAGGGAGCCGTAATGGCCGACCTCGGACGCGCTACCGCTTCCGCTCTCGACGCCGCTCTGTTTAGTACCGCAACCGTTTCCAACGCGCCCACATCGCTGGCCGCTACGTCTGGGGTAGGTACATTCACAGAAGCCACTTATACGGCCAACGCTTCTATCTTCAGCGACCTTGTCGAAGCCGAAATGACTCTGGCCGACGCTGAGGGACTGAATGGCCGTTTGGCTTACGTCGGTGCCACCAACTTGATCAACGACTTGAAAAAGTCTGCTTCAGTTGCTAGCGTAGCCCCGGCTATCACTCAAACGCTTAGCCCATCGCAGCATATTGTGAACGGATACCCATTCCACTTCACGGTAGCTGCTACTTCCAGCGCGGGCGTTTCCGGCGACTTCATCTTTGGAGACTTCAGCCGCGTATATATGGGCGAATGGGGTGGTCTGTCCATCTTTGTTGATCCATACACCAACGCGGGAGACGCTCAGATTCGGCTTGTCGTTCACAAATATGTGGACTGGAGCCTTGTTTCTGGCGGCGCTTTTGTTAAAGCGACCAGCTTGGTAGCTTAATATAGTTCGTTCAATCTATTACGAGGGGGTGGGGCTGTAACCCTTCCCCCCTTTTTTTACATGAAAGTAAAAGCAGGAGATAAGCCACAGGGCTTGGCCTACCCAATCGATCGCGTGAAGAAGTATCTGCGCGTGACGGGTACGGATCAGGACGAGATCATAAAGACGATGATAAGCGCATCTGTAGATCTCATAGAACACCATACTTGGATCGTTCTTCAGAGTCGGACCTATACGCTTTACTCAGACAACTGGGAAACCCACAACACGCTCCCAAAATACCCCGTCACGGGCGTAACATCGGTCAAGTATTATGACACAAACAATGTTCAACAAACCATGCCGAGCTCAGACTACTGGGCAGACATTGTGGGGGAGTTGTCCAGAGTGACTATTGATAGTTTCCCGAATCTTTACAGCGATAGATCAAACGCTGTGGAGATTGCATTTACTGCAGGCTATTCGACTTGGTACGACATCCCTGAGGAGTACCAGCGACTTCTCATGTTGATCGTTTCAGATATGTATGATGGTAGGCACTCCAGCGTCGTCGGCACCATATCGTCAGAAGACAGAGGGCCTGCGACTAGAAATCTGCTCAACAACTACTCAAAAAGAATTTTCACGTGAGGTACTACGCGGGCCACCAAATAACGATTGAGAGCTACTCGGCAACGATAGGCGTAACGGGAGGCGAAGAGGTCACATGGTCGACCTATTGCACCCCTTATGCAAATATTCGCTACCCGAAGTCCTCCGAACGTCTCGAAGGCGGACGAAACACCGCAACGCGCACCGCGATTTTTAAAGTACGCCACGACTCAGACACCGAAGATGTCACAGAAAAAATGCGCATCAATTACAATGGGGTATGGAACATTCTGGGTGTGGTTTTCATGGGCAGAGATGAGACAATTGAAATAACAGCGCAGAAGAAAGATGGCTAGATTCAGCAGAGGTATAGTTGGCTCAAACGAGAAGCGGTCGGCGATGTCCTTCAACATTGATTTTAAGGGGATGCCCGAACTCATCAAGCACATCCAAAAGCTAGATGACGACGTAACAAAGAGACGTCGCCTTTTGTCTCTGTTCCGCAAACAGGCAAAGCCGTATTTTCGAGCCGTGTCCAGTACTGGCGCGATCAGAGACAGCAAGCGGGACCAAAATCACAGCCAACTTAAAGACGGGTACACTGGGCCTGGGAACCTTCGGAGGTCCATGAAGATATTTAGCAACAAAAAGAATGCGAGAGGGTACGTTTCTGTCCACGTCGGCCCACGAGCCAAGAAAAAACAGGGATCTGGCTTCTATGGATATATGTTGCTCCCTGACG